TAGCCGAGAGCGCCTGACGTTCTGGGAATAATGGTAATCTTGTGAACCGGAGCAGAATCCGTCTGTTTCGCCGCCACAAGTGCATGTCCCACCTCATGATAGGATACGATCAACTTCTCCTTATTGGAAAGCACCCGGTTTTTCTTCTGATAACCAGCGATAACTACCTCAATACTCTCCTCAAAGTCAGCCTGGGTAGCAAACTTCCTGCCGTCACGGACAGCACGAAGAGCTGCCTCGTTTACAACATTGGCAAGCTCTGCACCGGAAGCGCCGGCTGCTGCCTTGGCAATTTCATCGAAACGGACACTGTCTGCGATTTTGATCTTTCTGGCATGGACTTTCAGGATTTCCTCACGTCCTTTCAGATCCGGAAGTTCTACCGGAATACGTCTGTCAAAACGACCTGGACGCAGAAGGGCCGGATCCAGGGAATCCGGACGGTTGGTAGCAGCCAGGATCACAACTCCCTTGGAGCCGTCAAATCCATCCATCTCTGTAAGCAGCTGGTTTAATGTCTGCTCACGTTCATCGTTTCCACCTGTGAAACTTCCGCTGTCACGTTTCTTACCAATGGTATCAATCTCATCAATAAATACAATACAAGGTGCCTTCTCATTTGCCTGCTTAAACAGATCACGAACCTTGGCAGCACCCATGCCCACAAACATTTCCACAAATTCTGAACCGGAAATAGAGAAAAACGGTACTTCTGCTTCTCCTGCAACTGCCTTGGCAAGTAGTGTCTTACCTGTACCCGGAGGGCCTACAAGAAGGGCGCCTTTGGGCATGGATGCTCCAATCTCCGTGTATTTCTGCGGATTGTGAAGATAATCTACAATTTCTGTAAGAAGCTCTTTCGCCTCGTCCTCACCTGCCACATCTGTAAATTTAATTCCTGTAGAAGACTTCACATATACTTTGGCATTGCTTTTTCCAAAGGACATTGCTCCGCCAGGGCCACCGCCCATAGAGCTCATCATCTTCTTACTCAGCCATCTTCCAAGGAAAACAAAGATTACGATTGGGATCACATATCCGATCACCAGACTGAGTAAGATGGACTGCTTCTGAGGCTCCACTGCTTCCATACTGGTTCCGGCTTCATAAAGGCGGCTTACAAGGTCTGGATCATCCATACGTACAGTCTTGCACACCACGTCCTCGCCGTTCTTTCTGACTACATAATAGATATAATCGTCCTGCACCTCTGCCTTGGATACATTTCCACGCTCTACATTGCTGAGAAATGTGCTGTAGTCGGTCTTCTCCACAGAGCGCTCCTGCATGGCAGGAATGGCAAATATGTTCAGGAAAAGGATCACCCCAACCGCTATCAGTGCAAAAATGTACAATGGCCGGTTCTCTGGTTTTTTATGATCAATATTCATTGGCATTTCCTCCATTTTCTGTCAACTGTTAAATACTTTAGCATTTCCATGTATGAATATCAATATTCTGTCTCAAAAATTTATAAACTTTTCATAATTTCATCTTTACTTTATTTTTATAATGTGCTATTATATCAATTGTTCAACCGCCGGCATGTCGGAATGGCAGACGAGGCAGACTCAAAATCTGTTGTAGGCAACTACGTGTGGGTTCAAGTCCCACTGCCGGCACTTTTTCATATTTCATATGTTATATAAATCCTGTCAAATCCTTGATTTTACGGGATTTTTTATTGCTCAGAATTTCAAAAAATGGCAAGGGTTGTCAAAAATTTGCCCCCTATTTGCCCCCTGGGGGGCAGACTAATAATTTCAAATTTTCATAGATGATACAATATTTAATAAGAAGAAAAGCCTTTACTCTCCTGAGGGGCAACTCGCGGGATTGTAAAGGCTTTTCTTGTCTAAGGGAAATCTCATGTTCAGTTTTACTGTACCAGATTCTTTCTTATTTGTCGAGTTTTATCGTGCGAGATAGTACGACAGCATTCGACATCACAGGCTCTTCACCAGTACAGTGAAACCTGCTGCCTTCAGCTTCTTCACCACTTTGTTGGCAGCCTTCTTTGTTCTGTAGGTGCCAACCTGGACACGGTATGGGACAGAACCGGATACTTTGCGAATACTTGCTGAAAATCCTTTTTTCTTAAGCACTTTCACCATTACATCTGCATTTTCTTTTGTTCCGTAGGCTCCAGCCTGGATGTAATACTTGGCAGCTGCTTTCTGCCGTAAAAGATTTTTAATCTGGTTCTGTGTCTTTTCTCCTGCCAGTCCGTCCTCTGTCAGATTCTGATTCTTCTGGAATGTCTTAACTGCTTTTTCGGTACCGTCTCCAAAGATTCCGTCGGCTCCTGCGGATCCGCAGTTATATCCCAGCTTTATAAGATTCTGCTGAAGCTGTTTGACCTCATCTCCGGAATCTCCTTTCTGAAGATAATTTCGTTTTTCTGTTACTCCCATATATGCTGCTGTCTTTTCTATAAAAGATGGCCACAGTCCTTCTTTTATAATTCTTCTTGGACAGTTCTTCCTAGAAGCGTCATAGTGGCGTTTCAGGCGATCAGTTCCCCAGCCATACTGTTTCAGAAGATAAGCTGCCAGCTGTTCTGCCTTGTCTACGGCCACATAATAATCCGTCTCTGGGTTCACACAGATTTCAATATTGATGCTGTTTAGATTGGTAATTCCATACTTTCCTTTTCCATCTCCCACCGCCCAGGCGCCGTCTGAATGTTCCAGGGTCTGGTAAATGCTTTTGGAATCCACATAGTAATGCACAGTGGCATCCAGGTTTCCATTACTCATGGCTCTTGCGTGAGCATTTGCATCCGCACCTTTTCCCCAGTTGTCTGTCTCGTGAATTACCACATAAGCAGGTTTATTCTGACCTACGTAACATTTCTTTTTGGTAAGCATTTTAATAATATCCATAATCTTCCTCCGTCAAAAAATT